TCTCTAGATATAGCATCCATATATTCTGCCGCCCAGGATCTCGGATTCGCACACACCCTGAACAAGAAGGAAGAAGCTCAACATTTAAAAGCTATTAAAGATTTTCCAGCAAATATAGATAACATAAAGCAGTTTGCTGCCAAAATAAAAAAATTAGAGATAGCCCGATCACTACATAAAGAACTAGAAAGAGCGCAAGAAAGACTATTAGACGTTACAGGATCAGAGCCCATCTCATCCATACTGTCTATTGCAGAAGACTCATTATTTGAATTTGGATCAAATCTTTCTAATGATAATGAACCATATCACATTGGAGACGGTATTGATGAATACATAGAATATTTATCAACTAATCCAGTAGATCAAATCGGAATATCTAGCGGATTTCCAATTTATGATCAATCAATAGGCGGAGGATTTAGAAAAGGCACTGTGAACATTATTGCTGCGAGACCAAAAGCTGGTAAATCTATGTGGGCAGATAATGTTGGTTTTCATGTTGCTAACAAGTTAAATATTCCAGTATTGAATATGGATACAGAAATGAGCAATAAAGACCATATTCATCGTGTTATGGCAATGATGACAGAGGTTGAGATTAATACGATTGAAACCGGAAAATTCAATAAATCACCAGTACAATTAGAAAAAATAAAGAAAGCATCAGAAGAATTAAAAAATACCAAACTATATTATAAATCAATTGCTGGTAAACCATTTGACGAACAATTAAGCATAATGAGAAGATGGATTGTCAAAGAAGTTGGACTCAACCCCGATGGAACAGCAAAGGATTGCTTAATCATTTATGACTATCTAAAACTCATGGATAGTGCTGGAATATCACAAGATTTAAAGGAATACCAACTACTAGGATTTATGATGACAGCACTACATAATTTTGCTGTTAAGTATCAGGTTCCTATTCTTGGCTTTATACAATTAAATAGAGATGGCATAACAAAAGAGAGCACCGATACTGCATCAGGTTCAGATAGGATAATATGGCTTTGTAGCAACTTTAGTATATTTAAGAGAAAGTCCGACGAAGAAATAGCGGAAGATGGTGGTCAATCAGGTAATAGAAAATTACTACCATTAATTAGTAGACACGGTGGATGCTTAGATGACAACGACTATATTAATTTTAATTTAACAGGTTGGTGTGCTAAGATTACCGAAGGAAAAACAAAACTAGAACTTTCACATAATACAAGCTCTAAAAAAGATGGATTTTTAGTTGATGAAAACAATGATCAAGAAGACATACCGTTCGTATAATCAACAAAAGCTTAAAATTCTATCAGATAGATTATGCGATGAAATAGATTCGTTATTATCTTATTTTGGTATTGAATATAAGACTTTCTCTAAGATGATAACCATGAGTTGCCCCATTCATGGGGGAGATAATTCATCTGCTCTTAACTTGTATCCTGATGGAGATTCGTATAGAGGTAATTGGAAATGCAGATCTCATCAATGTGAACAAGTTTTCAAATCCTCCATTATAGGCTTTATAAGAGGAGTAATATCTCATCAAGAACATGGATGGAAATCCGATGGTGATCAGACATGCTCGTTTGATGATGCTATTAAATTTGCTGAAAAATTTATCAATCAAAATCTTGATGATATAAAAATCGATAAAAAACACATAGAAAAGACCAATTTTGTTAATACGGTCAATTATATTAATACGGTACAAAATACTCCTTCCATAAATAGGGTATCCAGAAAACAGATCCAAAAAGCTTTATCTATTCCTTCCGCTTATTTTTTAAATCGTGGCTACAGCGAGAGCATACTTAAAAAGTATGACGTTGGTGACTGCGTGGCGAGCGGAAAAGAGATGTTTGGCAGGGCTGTTGTTCCTGTTTATGATATGGACTATCAATACATGATAGGTTGTACCGGAAGAAGTATTAATGAAAAATGTGCAAATTGTGGTTCTTTTCATTTAGCCGATTTTCAATGCCCAAAAGATCATGAATTATGGCTAATGTCCAAGTGGAGACACAGCAAAGACTTTAAGACACAGGAATGTTTGTATAATTTTTGGTTTGCAAAAGAATATATTGCAAAGCAACAGTATGCTATTTTAGTAGAGAGTCCCGGAAATGTATGGAGATTAGAAGAGTCTGGAATTCACAATTCGGTTGCGATTTTTGGATCTTCCCTGTCTGACCGCCAAAAGATATTATTAGATATATCTGGTGCTCTGTCATTGATATTATTAATGGATAATGACGACGCAGGAAGAAAAGCTTGTGAAAATATCAAAAAGAAATGTCAAAAAATTTATAATATATTTACAATTGATATAAAACACGACGATATTGGATCAATGACTGTTGAACAAGTTAAAAATGAGATTATACCACAAATAGAAACACTAAACTTATGACAACTATAATAGCGTTTGCTGGCAGAAAACAATCTGGAAAAACAACATGCTCAGAATTTGTTAAAACTATATGCAATAATCATCTTATTGGAGTTACCAATATTTATAACTTTGCTGATCCGCTCAAGCAGAATATATGTATCGATATATTAGGATTAACGCATAATCAATGCTATGGATCGGACGATAATAAAAATGAGCTAGTAGATTGTTATTGGGATAATCATCAATTGTCTGCTAGAGAGGTAATGCAAATTGTTGGAACAGATATTTTTAGAACAATGAAACAAAATGTGTGGTCTGATGCTATCATAAACAAAATAAATAAAGATAAACCAGATGTAGCGATCATTGCAGATTGTAGATTCCCAAATGAAGTAAATACTGTTAAAAGATCAGGAGGATGGGTAATAAAATTGACCAGAAATCCCCATAATTCTTATCACGCTAGTGAAATGGCGCTAGATCCAAATCAATACGATCCAACCAATTTTGATCTTATTATAGATAATGAAAATATGTCTATATTAGAGCAAAATAATAAAATTATAGAATTCTTAAAAAATAAAGGAATGATACTATTATAATCACATATTTTCGTAGCTCGTCATTTAATACTCACAGTATGTGCGAGCAACAATACTTTCTTGAATATGTCCTTGGTTGGCGTGGCCCAAGTGGACAAAAGGCAGACAAAGGAACCATAGTTCATAAGGTTTTAGAAATTTTAGCAATTATCAAAAAAGCACAACAAGATAATTTATCTGAAATAGAAGATGATGTTGCTGGAATTATTGATACAAATTCGTATAGTTTAAATACTTTGATAGAAAAAGCATATAAATATTATTCCGAAGCATCTCCTCACCATAAATGGACTTTAAAAGACTATAAAGACTGTCATGCATGGGTATATAAAGCTATAGAATTTAATGGTGGAATGTTTGATCCAAGAAACAGAGAGATACTTAGACCTGAACAACATTTTGATTTTACTATCAATAAAAAATGGTCAGAATATGAATTTGATACTGTTGATGGAAAACTAAAAGGTAATTTAGCATTAAAAGGTACAATAGACTTGGTTACTTTGGCCAATGAAAAAACTATTGAAATCATAGACTGGAAAACAGGAAGAAGATTAGACTGGGCAACCGGACAAGAAAAAACTCAAGAAAAATTAGAAAAAGATCCACAACTGAGAATATATCATTATGCTATTAGTCAATTATATCCAGATATAGATCATATTATATTTTCGATATACTTTATTAATGATGGTGGTCCATTCTCTATATGTTTTGATAAAAAGGATTTGGCAGATACAGAGGATATGTTAAGAAGAAAATTTGAATATATTAAAAATACCAAAAAACCAAAATTAAATAAAAGTTGGATGTGTTCTAAGTTATGTCACTTTGGAAAAACAACCTTTGAAAATACAAATATATTACCAATCATTGAATATAGAGATAACCAGACTTGTCAACAAGGAACTTGTATGACAAAATGCGAACAAGTTAAACATGATTTAGAGTTGCACGGCATTGATCATGTGGTAAAACAATATAAACACCAAAAGCATACATTCGGATTGTACAAAGCCCCAGGATCAACATGATGTCATTTTACACTCCATTACATGTTCATTCTCATTATTCTCTATTAGATGGTCTAAGTAAACCAAAACAAATAGCAGAAAGATGTTTAAAAATTGGAGCAAAATCATGTGCTCTGACTGATCATGGAAACATATCAGGTGCTGTACAATTTCACTCTAGTATGAAATCTGCTGGTATAAAGCCGATACTAGGTTGTGAGATATATGTCTGTGAAGACGATCCATCTATACAAAATAAAGAGAATGGAGATTTATCTCATTTTTTATTATTAGCTAAGAATTATTCTGGATGGAAAACTTTAGTAAAAATTATTTCAGAATGCAATTTGCCAAACCATTTTTACAAAAAACCAAGAATAAATTTTGATAAATTATCATCATTTTTAGACGGAAATATTATAGGTTTCTGCGGCCACCTAGGATCAACGTTAGCAGATAAACTTCATAATGCTGAAAATCCATTAAGTATAGGTAGAGAATTTGTTTCCAAAATGGTTGATATATTTGGTAGAGATAACTTTCTATTAGAGGCACAATTAATAGATAAAGAACATAATCCTAGTCAAATAGAACTAACAGATACAATAAGAAGAATAGCTAAAGATAATAAAATAAAATTAATAGCAACTCCGGATGCTCATTATTGCGAAAGTGATGATGCGATAGATCAAAGAATATTATTATGCAACAATCTTAAGGTTACACTATCAGATATAAATAGAAAATTATTATCTAATGATGATGTTCCTATGAGCTGCTTTTTTAAGTCAGATAAATATCACATACCTTCTTACGAAGAAATGAAGGATATTCATACCCAAGAAGAACTAGAAAATACAAATATTATTTCTGAATTGTGTGAAGACTATGAGATTAAAAATAAACCATTTTTACCAGATTTTGAATGTCCATCAGGATATGATCCAGATACTTTTTTAAGACAATTGTGTCGAGATGGATGGAAAGAAAAGATTAAAGGCTATATAGAAGATAGTCAAGAACATATATATGTAGACAGAGTAAAACATGAATTAGAAGTTCTACAGGGCGCTGGATTATCTAGTTACTTTTTGATAGTACAAGATATGGTAAATTATGTTAAAAATAATAATTGGTTAGCTGGTCCAGGTAGAGGTAGTGCCGCAGGATGCTTAGTGTCGTATTTAATTGGCATAACAGATATTGATCCTATAAAATATAAGCTAATCTTTGAAAGATTCTATTCTGCTGGAAGAAATACAAAAGATAGAATTTCTTTACCAGATATTGATATGGACGTTCCAATTAATAAGAGAGAAAATGTTATTGAATATGTCAAAAATAAATATGGAGAAGATAAAGTCTCTCAAATGATTACATATAATACTATGAAGGGGAGAGGCGCCTTAAAAGAAGTTTTAAGAGTATATGGAAATATAGGTTTTGAGGAAATGAATAGAATAACAAAATATATACCAGACGAAGCAAAAATAGCAGATGAACTTCAAGAAATGAGAGAAGAAACAGGAGAGTCATCTATAATAAGATGGGCATTAGAAAACCAATCAGACAGACTAAAGGAATGGTGCTTCATAGACGATAACAACATTTTATCTGGACCGCTTGCCAAAAGATTCGAACAGGCTATTAGATTGGAAGGAACAAAATCGAATCAATCCAAACACGCCGCTGGCGTGGTAATTTCTAGTCAAAAACTAAGCGAAATTTGCCCAATGGTTTATGATTCCAAAAACGATCAGACAATAGCTGGAATGGAGATGCAGGACCTAGAATCACTAGGTGTAATTAAATTTGATGTGCTGGGTCTAGCATTTCTAGACAAAGCTATGTATATATCTGATCTTTTAATTAATGAAGGGATAGAATTATGAATAAAAATTTTAACGAATTACATAATGGTGATAGATTTACTTTTAATAGCAAAGAATATGTCAAAATTGCAGAATTGAGAATAAGTTGTTGCAGAACAATCAATGCTCAAGCTATAGAAAATTCTAACGACAGAATTTACATTCAACCCAATACGGTGGTAACGATTAATGCCTAATTTCCAAAAACTTTGTGTGTTTGATCTGGAAACAGATGGTGCAAATCCAGACAAGTGTAGTCCTGTACAAATCGCTGCTATAATAGTTGATCCAATTAAATTAGAAATTGTACCAAATTCTGAGTTTAATATTAATTTAAAACCAGAAGCGATACAAGATAATCCGTCTTATAAATATGAAGATTCTGATGTTTTAGATTTTCATTCTAAAGTCAGGGGGTGTTCTAAGGAAGATATTTTAAAATCATGGCATTCTTATCAGGATCAAAAAAATGGCTGGGAGATGTTTGTATCATACCTAAATATGTATCATAGCAGATCAAATGGTAAAAAATCCTGTTTTTCTGCACCAATTGCTGCTGGATATAATATAAATAGATTTGATTTAAGAATTATTGAAAGATTGAGCTTAAAATATGGTAACTTAAATAAAGAATCGAGATCTGATCTATTTTATCCACGAGATGTTGTTGATGTAATGAATGTTTTATTTTATTGGTTTGAATATAATAATGAATTAAAAAATTATACATTAGATAACTTAAGAGACTATCTTGGTATTAGTAAAGATGGTGCTCATGACGCATTAAAAGATGTTAGAGATACAGCAGAAATTATGATTAGATTTATGAAACTTCATAGAAAACTTGGAGAAAAAGTAAAATTTAAGGGATCATTTGCTAATGCAAAAATATAAGTTTAGTTGTGGATGTTCATTCAATATTGTTGATACTAATAAACTGGTTTTCTCTCCAAAAATTAGTAAAATCAATTTGGAATGTAAAAAGACTTGGGAATTGATATCTGATGGAAATACTAAAGGTATATTCCAACTAGAGTCTAGGCTAGGTCAAATGATGGCTAAAAAATTAAAGCCAGAAAATATAGAACAGCTTTCTGCTTTGATTGCTGTATTAAGACCAGGATCTTTAGAAGCAATGAGAGATGGTAAAAGCATAACAAATCATTATATTGATAGAAAAAATGGTAAAGAAAGTATAGACTATTTTCATCCTATTTTGGAAACTGTTCTTAAAGATACATTCGGAGAGATGATATATCAAGAACAAGCAATGGAAATATCAAGATTAATTGCGGGATTTAATCTACAAGAGGCTGACGAGTTGAGAAAAAGTATTGGTAAAAAAGATACTAAACTCATGGCAAAAATTAAAACCAAATTCTTAGACGGTTGCAAAAACAATCAAAAAGTTAGTGATGCCGAAGGAGAGGAAATTTTTAGTTGGATAGAAAAAGCTCAAAGATATCAGTTCAATTTATCTCATTCTGTGTCATATACTATGAACGCATATTTGTCCGCATATACAAAAGCGCATTTTCCACAAGCTTTTTTCTGTTCATACCTTAGATTCGCTAAAGACAAAATGGATCCACAACAAGAGATTAAGGAACTTATAAAAAATGCCAACGAAATGGATATTTTGGTATGTTTGCCAGATCTTAGATTACTTAATAAATTATTTTCCATATTCAATAAAAATATATATTTTGGATTAACCGATATAAAAGGAGTAGGATCCTCTGTTTTTGACAAATTATTGGAATTAGATCAAAAATATAATATCAAAAATTTAAACTATATTAATACTATGTTTTTAATATTACATAATATTAATTCTACAGCAGCTAAATCACTGATATGTTGTGGGGCATTGGATTATTTTCGTAAAAATAGAACAGAAATTCTTTTTGAATATGAGATTTCTAGTAATTTAACAAAAAAAGAGATTGAATATTGCGCGTCTATTATAGCGAGCAACTGTAAAATTCAAGATATTTTCAAACATCTGGTGAATCATGCAAAAGTGAATGTAAAAAGAAAAAAAATTATTCAGGATCTTTTATCCGCCAGTATTAATCCTCCATACTCATTAATAGATAAAATAGAATGGTTAGCTGATAATGAAAGCTCATTGCTAGGCACAGCAATATCGTGTTCAAAATTAGATACATATGATATAACTATGACAAATACTAATTGTAAAGAATTTAAAAATACTGAATATACTAAAAAAATTCTCATTGCTGGAGAAATATCTAATATAAATATTGTTAAAACCAAAACTGGTAAAAATCCAGGACAAGATATGGCTTTTGTTAGTATAGAGGATCAAACTGGTATGATAGATTCTATTATATTTTTTCCAGAACAATATGATAAATATAAGCATCATTTATTCCAAAGCAATATTTTAATTTTTTCTGGAGATAAAGGTAAGACTAAAGATGGTCTTATAGTAGAAAAATGCTTCGTTCCGGCTTCTTGACACAGAGCCGGCGTGTGCTATAATATGTTGTGTTGTTTACTTTTAAACTTGAGGAGATAATAATGAACATTACATTGCTAAAAGGTAATCTTGCTCGTGACCCAGAAGTAAGAGTGGTAAATTCTGGCGGAAAACAAACCACGGTTGTAAACTTTACTGTTGCAACATCGAGGGAATATGTCAAGGCTAATGGAGAAAAGGATAAGATTACATCTTTTATTAATTGTGAAGCATGGGATAGTGGCGCAGAAGTCATAGGGAACTCTTTCAAAAAGGGCGATTTGGTTCTTATTGAAGGGTCTTTAAGAAATGATAGCTGGGAAAAGGATGGTGTTAAGCATAGTAGTCTAAAGGTAAGAGTTAATAATTTCTCTAAGATTACTAGACTATCTAAGTCAAAATCTAATGAAGAAGCAGAGCCTGTTGCTTTCTGAGACTAATTTTCTAGATAAATGATAAACGGGGGTGAATAACCCCCGATTTATTATTACTAATCACATGAATGAAAAACTAAGAATACTTTTTGCTACTGAAGCCAGTTTTGTTAATTCAGGATTTGGTAATTATACCAGAGAATTATTAACCAGACTTCATGCCAAAGATAAATATGATATAGCTGAATTTGCTTCATATGGCTTTGTTAATGATCCTAGGGATAAAGATATTCATTGGAGATATTATGCTAATGCTGTGAAAGACAGTGATCCAAGATATCAAGAGTATATGTCTCGTGGAGATAATCAATTTGGCAGATGGCGATTTGATAAAGTAGTTTTAGATTTCAAGCCTCATGTTGTAGTCGATTGGAGAGATTACTGGATGAGTTCTTATCAGGCAATGTCGCCATTAAGACCATACTTTAATTGGGTCCTAATGCCCACGGTTGATTCTGCACCACAGCAAGAATCTTGGATAGATACATATATTGATGCTGATGCTGTTTTTTCTTATTCCGACTGGGGAGGAAAGGTAATATTAGAACAAAGCAATAATAAAATAAATTATATCGGTACTGCAAGACCAGGTGTGAATTTAGATATCTTTAGACCCAAAAATAATATTGATGCCATAAAAACCCAATTAGGTTTACCAAAAGATAGCTATATCATAGGCTCTGTGATGCGTAATCAAAAAAGAAAATTATTTCCAGAGCTTATAAAAGCTTTTAAGTCTTTGATAGATGAAATGTATGCTGATGGATACAAAGAAGCAGATAATCTATATTTATATTTGCATACTAGTTATCCAGATGCTGGTTGGGATATACCAGAATTGTTAAAAGAACATAAAGTTCTTAATAGGGTTTATTTTACTTATCAATGCGTAAAATGCAAGCACGTTAACTCTGATGTATACTCCCATCCTGGTAAAATTTGTCCTAGATGTTTGGAACCCACCAGTAAATTTACTAGCGTTACCAATGGAGTGAATGATAGCACATTAGCAGATATATATAATACTTTTAATTTATATGTACAATATGCAATCTGCGAAGGTGCTGGTATGCCACAAATAGAGGCCGCAGCCTGTGGAATACCAATAGCCACTGTTAATTATAGTGCCATGGTTGATGTTATAAATAAATTAGATGCTTATCCAATAAAAGTTGGTTCATTCTTTAAAGAATTAGAAACAAAAGCTGTTAGAGTATATCCTGACAATAATGATCTGGTTAAAATAATTAAAAAACATATCAGACTTAGGCCCAATCAAATCAAAGAAAAAAAACATATTGTACGCAAATTATCAGAAATGAATTATGATTGGGATAAGATAGCAACAGTTTGGGAGGATTTTTTTGATTCTCCATCCTTATTCAAAGCTAAAAAATCTTGGTCTGATCCGCCAAATTATTTGATTCCCAATAATCTAAATATAGATGAAGTTCCTCAAAAAGATCAATTTATTACATTATACAATGCGTGCGCTAATAATCTTCAGTCTATAGAAAAAATGAGTAGTATGTTTATGTTGGATATGTGTGAGGATGCTTCATATGGATTTTCACAGAACGGAATGAGTATACAAGGATTTTCTTATAAAGAAGCAATGAACAATATTAATGTATTGATTAATAATCATAATCAAGCAGAAAAAGTAAGGTCAGATAATATTAAATTTAATGATGATTTTATTAAGTATGCTGAATTGAAGGTATCTTCATGAATATTCTTTATATAGGTCCTTACAAAAATATTGGCACATTATCATATGCTTCTATAGATATTATAGATACTCTAAATCGAGATCCTAGGGTTTCTAAACTATCAATCAAGCCTATTTATCTAAATGATAAAATAAGAACCAATCATGACATGGTTATTTCAAATCTAGAAAACTCCAAATATCTGGATCACTATGATTTTATTATACAGCATGGTCCTGTCGGATTGCTGAGTCATTATATTAGTTCTAACATAAAAAATGTAGCTATTCCTTTAATAGATAAAATATATAATAAAAAAACATACATAGATATATTATCTAATTTCAATTATGTATTGGTAGACAGCGACGAATATTATGATTTTTTATCAGGACCATCGTATAATCTTTCTAATGTCAAGCAGTACAGTTATCAAAAGATGTATTCTGCCTCTCAAACTATTAATTTTCACTTATTTCAACAAAATAAAAAGATTTATTCAATTGGTAATTATGACTTATCTTTAGTAGAAAAAATCATAACTAGTTTTTATATATCTTTTTATGATCGTGATGATATATCATTATTAATCTTTATTAATGGTCAAAACACCAATCAAGAACAAGTAAATAAAATGCTTGACTCATTGAAAGAAAAACTAAATCTCAAGAATACAATAAATAATATTAATATATTTATTAAAGAATTAGACGACAAAGAACTATCGTCAATACACGCATCGTGCGATATATTTATAGATTTGTTAGCATCAAATATTGAATCCAATTTGAATAGATTTATTGCTCAATCAAATAATAATCATATAATTACATTATCCGATATAGAAACATATCAAGACATAAAATATAATAACTTTGTCATCAATGAAACTATACCAAATTTTTCTGATTTATCTTTATCCAGCGCTATGCTAAATAGTATAAATCACCATTGTCATAAACCAATAAACAATACTACAATTACAGATATTTTATGTCTATAAATTATCAAACACATAATATAATTCATTCATTTTTATTTAGCAATGGACTGTGTGATCTTAATATTTCATATAATTCATCAAATAGTATATATGATCTTAGTATACAGGACATCAAAAATACTATTTTTATAAATGAAGATGCAATAAGCTCTAGTTGTCCAATAAGTTATGGACTATCATTTATCAATGATCCGATAGGCTTTTCTCAGAACATACAAAAATATAAAAGGTCTTATGCTAATCATATATTATTTTTTCATAAACCACTTCCACCATATC